GCTTAATGTATTATATCTNACATTAGAGTTGAGTGAGGATTTGGTCTGTATGCGTATTGATGCAATGACCACTGGAATCCCTACAAGAGAGATTTTTAAGAACTTAGATGACGTTGAAATGAAGGTCAAAGTTATTGGTAAAAAGTCGGGAAAATTGCAGGTAAAATACATGCCATCGGGTAAGACTGCCAACGACATTCGTGCGTATATGAAAGAGTATGAAGTCAAAATGGGACACAAGATCGATGTGTTGCTAGTTGACTACATGGACTTGATTATGCCTTTGAGCAAACGTATCAGTGCTGAAAACTTGTTCGTCAAAGACAAGTATGTATCGGAAGAATTACGAAATTTAGCAGTGGAAAAGAACTGTGTGTTTGTAACTGCGGCACAGTTGAATCGTGGTGCTGTTGAAGAAGTTGAGTTTGATCACAGTCATATTTCAGGCGGACTATCCAAGATTCAAACAGCAGATAACGTGTTTGGTATCTTTACAAGTCGTGCTATGCGTGAGCGTGGACGTTATCAAATTCAGCTGATGAAAACACGTTCGAGTAGTGGTGTTGGTATGAAAATTGATTTGGAATTTAATATTGATACACTACGTATTTCAGACTTAGATGAACAAGATGGTTATGGATCAGGATCTGCTAGTGCCGGTAGCGTACTGTTAAACAGTATCAAACAAAGACAAACAGTAAATCCAACAACCGGTGAAATCGCCGACGGAGCTCCTGCACCTAAGATTCATGCTAAAGTAGAAAGTAGTAAACTAAGAGAATTATTAAATAATTTGCCAGGCGATGATATTTGAAATTGATGAAATTTCAATCAAAGAGATAAGTACCTATATAATAACCAGGTAGCGACCATGCAATTACATCATATCCGAGACATCAGTGATCCTCTGACCAGACTTATCAAGGACGACCCAGTACGTCCACATATTCCTTTAGAACAACGTATCAACGAAGCCGCTGAAATTTTAATTCTTAAAGCAGGAGAAGAAGTACTAGCCGCTACTTGTATGCAATGGTTGAGCGACATTCCTTCTACTGAGGAAGATTTAATTAACATGGGTAAAGACCGCAATACCGCAGTATTTTATACTATTTGGAGTTACAGTCCTGGAGCTGGTCAGGAGCTAATCAAGCAGGCCGCACGTTGGATTTTGGACGAGTACAAGGAAGTTAAAAACATTGTAACGCTAAGTCCTCAGACTCCTATGGCACGCCGTTTTCATTTAAAGAATGGCGCTGAAGTTTACAAAGAAAATTCTACTAGTGTAAACTATCGTTACTACACAAAACAAGATTAATAACTGTCTAGCGGTATACTAATATTACCGGCTAGCACTATACGTTCTGTAGATGCTTGGCTCGGAGGAACAGCATGATTCATCCAACCAGGGAACATGATCAGCATGCCAGTATTTGGAATAATTTCTTGCTCTATATCTGTTAGCAGTAATGGAGCAATGTTATCTCCAATAGCTTGCAGATAATAAACAAAACTGATTTGAGCTTGTCTGTGTTGATGCGTTTTAGTAAAATCTTTTTGATTGTATATAGCGCCCCACATGTCGAATATACTATATTGAAATGGCCCGGGAACACCACCTAGCATATTACTCCACGTATCAATAAGATTTGCATTTAAAAAATTAAAAAAATCCTGGTAAGGATCTTGATCTTGGGGCAGTTTTAATCGCCAGTTGGTCATATAGGCCTGTACATTAGTCTGTCTAGTTTGACTGCCGCCTTCGGCACGAATCATATCAATAGTGGCAATATTGAATGCCATATTGTCATACTGATAGATATTAAAAAATTTACTAGTGGGTAAAGTTAATTCTTGCATTACATTGCTATTTCACAGTTACCCGCTAGCACAATGCGCTCGCTACTATCACCGGGTTCAAATTTAGGAACGCTATGCCCTAGCCAACTAGGAAACATAATTAGTTGCCCAGTAGCTGGTATAATTTCGTATCCAGTATTATCAAAAACTAAAGGCGAGTTTTTGCCTGTAGTTTGATCAGCTTGTAGATAATAAACCCAACTGGTTCTACTGGGTCCATGTGTATGATAGTCTGCCCAGTCGCCCTGTTGATATATAGCACCCCACATACTGCTAATGCGATATCTTAAAGGTTCTGGAGGAGCAGTTTCACACAATAAATTACCCCAAGCATCTTCTAAACTTCTTTTTAAGAAACTAAAAAATCTGCTCTGCGGATCAGCATTATGATCTATTTTTAATGCCCAAGTAACCGCGGCTTGAACATTGCTGGGTCGCCTGTTTCTTACAGCTTCATCTCTAATTATCTTGATCAAAGCTTCATCAGATTCTGGATCATGCACTTGATAAATGTTCACAAAGCGTTTAAGATAAAAATCAATACGGGCGTTTGGGTCTATCATAGCATCTCAATGTTGCCAGCTAAAACGATACGATCATTCACGCTGAGTGGTTTGTAAGGAGGCACATGATGTGTAAGCCATCCTGGGCACATGACCAGCATGCCGGTCTTGGGTGTAATACTGTAGTCAATTTCATCAAATACCAAAGGACTAGAATCTATAGGATCTGCCATGAGATAATAGACAAAACTTATTTGAGTGGGCGCATGACTATGCGATTGAGTATAGTCGCCATCTTTATAAATTGCACCCCANATGTTGGCAAATCTATAGCGTATTTTTTCTTTAGTAACGCCCGATAGCTTGTGTATGCTTGTGGTCAAACTATTGTTGATAAAGGCAAAAAAATCACTGTAAGGTTCTGCGTTATGATCTAGTTTAAGTATCCAATCGGTCATATAGGCTTTAACCACAGTTTCTCTAGTAAGAGTACCGCCTTCTTCTCTGATAGCTCGTATGATAGCTTCATTGCAGGCCTTGTTGTCGTATTGATAAATGTTGATAAATCTAGTCATGTTAAATGTAACACGACGAATTGGTTCTGGTTGCAAGGCTTTAATCTTATTATATGCTAGCGGAGTAAGAGGTATCTTAGGCATGATGTTCTTGATATCTATGTTTTAATACAGTGTATATATCTTGTGCCCACTGCTTGTGAGCGGATTCCGGATAGTGTCCGTACTTTTGGCAAGGAGCATATTGGTCCATGTGATTAGTCCATAAACTTCCCCAGGGCATTAGGTTAGTCATGTGATCTATATCAACATGATATCTCTTGGGAATCCCGCTGAGGGGAAATGGTTCTATATGAAAGAAACAAAAATCGATATTGCGCAGTCTAAAAAATCCATTTAGTGTATGTTGGTTTATCATCCAAGTTAGTACAGTTTTAGGATCTCTACTTAGATGATTAACATAAGATTCTCTGACTTGTTTGTTTATATGGGGTTTGGTAATTTCGTAAGGATTTAATAAACTTTGCTCTTCGACATTTTCAGGATTAATATAAACTACTCTATTCCATTTGGTCCATTGTACTATGCACAAGGTGTTCAAGTGCGGGGGAATTTTAGTCAAGGTATGATGCACTAGTTCGTGATAAATGTTATCATTGCTGTTGCCATTAACAGCAAGATTATCCACACGCTTGACACCTAGTATTTGGCCCAAGTGAGCGGCCCAGCTGTGATTAGGGTTTTCGGGATTATTAGTATCGCCGTCTATTATAGTTTCAGCACCAAACGTGTGACTACACCCGTTAACTAAAAGTATATCGTATTGTCTCATGGAATATTTATAAATCGGTGTCGAACTAAAATTATTATTAGACTATAAATATTTAATGCCACAGCACATGCCACTATGGGATTATGCTCCTTGCTTGCACGATTTCGATTATCTTGCAGATGTAGACTGGCCACATCAGACATTGGAACAAATTGATTGGATTGATGGAATTGTGCAGATTGAACAGTGGCTACTACAATATACAGGGCCCAAATACAGTAGATGGACTTGGGCCACTGCTCGCGAAGTTTATCACGTTGGTGTAGCGTTTAAGTACGATCGACACCGCACTTTATTTTTACTACACTGGACTTAGGCAGCTGGGGTTGCTGTAGTATCCTTGTCTGCGGGTGTATCTGTTGTCGCTGTAGCATCAGGTGTATCTGTACTAGCGTCTGTACTAGCACCATCTAATGGCTTGTGTTCGCCATTAGGATGAATACCCTGATTGTGTGGAATATTCAAGTGTTGATTATCCAGTGGTGATATAATATCAGGAATACGCTGGGCAATTTGATGCGGTTTAGCAGTATGCTGGAATGTATCACTGTGACGTTGGAACAAGTCCAAGTCGTCAGCTATGGCTAGGATAGCGTTCATGTCAGCTTCAATACCTTTACGGGTAAAATCAGCTTGGCAACTGTCAATCCATTCTTGACGAATTTCATCAGAATCTTTTTGATTGTGATGATGTAGATCTACTTGACGTAGGTGCTTTTGGCATATATCTTGTAGGGCTGTAGTGTAAAAAGGCAAACTGTGTAGTCTACCTGGAAACTCAGCCACACGTTGATGGAATCGTGGTGTATCAATTGTTAAATGTGGATCCATTAAAATCTATCTCCTTGGTAGCATAATATGTTATTATTTATGCCGTTAGTCTTGGAGTCGGGCATGATAAATATTGTTTTAGGACACGAGATGGCCATTTTTACCGCTAGTCAAGCTACCACAGCCGTTCAACAATTAGTCAGCACTACAGCGGCACAAGCCTATGCCAATCTCATTGCGAACTATCAGGGCATATTTGATCTCATAGCAGAGCAAAGTCAACTGGGGCTAGTTTCCATCACTTGGAGCATGAGCCTTACGGACTACAACTTGATCCAGCCCGTACTAGTAGCCAATGGTTATACAGTCAGCACATGGCCCAGTGGGTTAACAGGCACTACACACAGCACGGTCACTATCAGTTGGCCTAGTGCGCCTGTTCAAGTGACTAGTTACCCGCAGATTAGTCAAATAACTCCCGCTAGTATATCGGGCACACAAAACGTATATTTCAGTGCAGTATTCCAAGCAGTGGGCGGAACTGCACCTTATACATATACTATTACGGGCACAATCCCCCAAGGATTAGCTTGGAGCACTTTGACCAATGTTAGTCAAATAACCCTATCAGGAACACCCACACAAGCAGGAGTAGAGTATTCAGGATTTACAATCACTGCTAGGGATGCTAATGCACAGACCGCGAGCCAAACAGTCAACTGGGAAATACTATTAAGTACTCAGTTAACTGTAGCAACACAGTCAGCAGGAGCTGAATCTCTAGTATACACACCCAGCACGGGCGTATTGTCATTTACTCCGTATCTCTTGCCCACAAGTACAACAACGACCTTGGGCGGAGTTAAGATTGATAATACCAGTATAACAGTAAACGGACAGGGTCAAATACAGTATCAATTGCCCACAGCTACAACAACGACCTTGGGCGCAGTACGTGTGGACGGCACTAGTATACAAGCACAATCGGGCGTTATTAGTCTAGTACAGACTACTTTGGACACTAGAATACGTGCAATCAGCGCGGCGTTCAGTGTAGCTATGACCTAAGCGAAGCGCCGGAAAAATTTTAAATTTGCGAAGCAGAGCGGAAAAAAATTACACTAGCTACGAAGTAGCAAGCGGTAAAACGCGAACTAGCGTTCTGCTCATGATGGGTTGCCAAATGGGTTCTAGCCTAGATTAAATTTTCTAGCGCAAAAAAATTTTGACCAGTACTTATAGTTCTCATGGGGTTGTTTTTAGGGTAAATACTCGATGCGTATATATGAAATAACCCAACAAGATCCAGTATTTGGCGATCCAACACTAATGGCTACACTAGCACTTTACTTGCCAAAAGACACTATACATGCACTGTACATGCAGAGTCCTTATACTCCGGGCAGTGGGAATGAACGTTGGCGTGGCAAGTATGATCAGATTGTTGCTAGCGTAAAGCCAGAATTGTCTAAAGACGATCCAAATATCCCACAGGTTATTAGAACTATAGACCGACAGATACCTATAATAGGCTTGCCNGNNTGGATTAAACATGCTGTAGAACAAGCTGATCGGATGTATAAAGATAATAAGGACTCTAGTGTAGAGAATCCTAATTGGGGCATAGTCAAGTAACAGTAGAGAATGGGTCCTAGGGGATCCGTTTAGATTGCCCGCGAAAATTTTAAAAGAAGTACTTTTCCTTTCAGGGTGGTGATTTCTAACCTATGGGCATGCGCTGTTGCAGTTTTACAACAATAAAATAAAATGCATGCCTCCCACCCTCCGACAAAATCTTTTTTCTTTTACATGTCCCCCACCCAAAAAAAATCCCCAAAGACTGTTATGC